CCAATGAATTGGTCTCTATAAAAATCACTATCAATCCTAACAGGGAAGTCGGCTGTTTCGCCGAAATTAGTGTTGATAAAATCAAGAAGCTCTACAAAAGAATATATAGTTTCTTTGAAAAGAACATTTTGGCTGATAGAATCGCATAATTCTTTTTCAAGCATTTCGATATAAACAGCATCATCTGTTTCATAGGCTTCTGCAATTTGTTCTTCAACAGTTTCGATTGTTTTTTGATTCATAATGAGAATATACTGACAACACCAGTGTACAGTATACTTTCTGAAAGTCAAGATTTTTTTCGAAGATTTTTATTTTTAAATCTTTTTAAATTTCAGACTGCTTTAGCAAACCCGCTAAGAATAGAGAGATATTATGTTCTGCTGCGATATTAAGGGTCTGTTCATCGGGGCTGACGATAGGGTTCTCTATAAAGGTGGCGATACTCTCCTGCCACTCGTTGGAATTTTTAGAAGAAATAATAGACTCGGTTACGCTCCAGCAGAGATCTTTTTGTTTAGAGCTAAGTCTCTTTATTTTGTTAAGCTCTCTGTATTTAGACTCTACGGCTTCAGATAGATCATTAACCAGTTTGATATTGTCGGATATTTTTTGTAAACTAAATTTAGATGCTCCTATCGGAGAAACTTTTTTAGTTGTTTGAGGAGCCTTCGTCCCCGCTGGTCTGCCAGCTGGCTGTCCGAGCCCATCTTTTTTTTGTCCACCTATAATTGGTTCGTAAAGACCCTTATCTTTGAGCTCTTTAAATTTATTTTGAGCTTCTATAGAGTTTTCAGAAAGCGGAAGAGAGTGAGTCTCAAAGCTTTGGAAAAGTTCTTCAGGTGTCAACATTCCGATTTCCGCGAGCCTTGTGTAGACCTTCATGTACTCGATTTCTTCCTTTAGATCTACCTCGTCGAAGACTGGCTCTGGAATTTCTGTGAATCCTAGTTCACTGGCAATCATTTCCATTTCAGGGATCAAGAAATTATTTAAGAAGGCTTGTCTAGCAGAGCTTAATCTCTCTAGAAAGACTTTTATTTTAATCATTGAGTTGGCATACTTCTCGTCGCCCCAGAATATATTCATCAATCCATTCGCAATATCTTGATTGACAACCTGATACTTCTCTGGTCCTAAAATTTTATTTAAATCTGGTAGAACGAATTCTGCTTTTGTAGAATAATCAGAAACTAATACTCTACCCACACTCTCCATTTCAAAAAGATCCTGTAATGCAGCTAAAATTCTAGAATTGGTATTTGCATCTCTATCTTTATCGCCAGCCGTGATTAGAAGAATCATATAGTCAGCTGTTCTGGCTATAACCTTCTCCATCTTCTTAAATTCTAATTTTAAATCAATATCAAAAAGTACAGGGTAGTACATTGGAACTGATAGAGCTTCATAATCTTGCTTGCCGCAGAATACAGCTGTTAAATATTCTGTGTCAATAGGTATCTCTGGGAGTTGGCCTCTTTTAATCTCATCTCTAATTTTTACGGGCAGAGAATCCATAAACCTTTTCTCATCTTCTGTCTTGGGGACTTTTAATCTTGCTAACTCGTAGGAGTTAAGCATCTTATAGTAATTAAAATTAACAAACGTAGCAGATCCTTCAGCTCTCATATCCGCAGGATTTAAAATAGTATAACGCAAAGGTATTTTTTTTGCGACCTCTGCTCTAGACATTTTATTTACTTCAATATTTGTTATATTGTACAAAAACTTGTAAATAAAAACATTCCCGGAACGAAACCACTCTCTAAAGAATCTTTCAGACAAAGACCATCCATTTATTTTCTTATACCATTCATTAAAGAATTTTATAGATCTTTTGTTCTTACCTCTGAAACTTAATTTAGAATTCGCGAATTCAGTTTGAATATCTATTGTATTTCTGAAGATGGCCACATTCCAATAAGCCTTCTGACAAAGAACAATCGCTTGTTGAGCGCTTAAGGTTCCAGTGTTGTCTCTGGAAAAAGGGGATACTCCTTTGTTGATGTTTTCTATTTCCCCTGACAACCCAGAGAGTGGGCTTTGGGTAGTACTTGTCCCTCTATTTCTTAAATCCCTAGCGGATTCTGAAATGAACTTCGGAGTAAAAGGATCTGAATTTACGACTACAGCGTCGGCTTTAGGTTTACGGGCCATATACTCTTATACACTTTTAAAGGTTAAAAAACATCTATAAATTAATTTTAGCCTTAAAATTTACCTAAACATTCTCGGAACGAAATCGAAAGACGTATTTACTTCTTGTTCTCTGTGCATATCATAATAACATTTTACTCCCCAGCTACCAAGAAGTAGGACTGTATAGGAGTCTCTTCTTGCTCTATGGGGATTGTTGTCTCTTTTCATTGTGGCTGGCAAGTCAAACTGTTGATTTCCGTTGACACTGGTCGAAACCTCTATAAGCGAACATTCTCTTTTTGTCAAGTTGATCATGTCGCCCAAGTGCTCAAGGAAATCTACTTTCATTTCCTCTTGAACATTTTTAGCGATTTCTCTTATCTCATCTTTACTTATTTCTTGATTTTTTGAGTAGTGCAAATCTTCTATAGGGAAATTTTCTTTTATAGCGCTCTGAAAATCAGAATCATTGAATACTGGTGCTGCAAATTTTATCTTTTTCTTTTCAATCATCCATTGTAAATTCTCATTTGAAAATCTTAACCATCCTCCAACACCGAAAGCTTGAGAGTGAACTATCTTTCCATTCTTAGGATCATAGTTATTCTTTGAATAGAGTATTCCTTCTTGGGAATTATAGTTTAGGAAATCATGATCGAAAAGATGAAGCTCTCTTGGTATCAATTTAAATTCTTTTGCTATCTGTAAGAAGGCTGGTCCACCACTATTATCTATAATCGCATAAACAATATTAAATTTTTCTAGAATATACTTAAGATATAAACATCTTTTTTCGTTTGTACTATTCGGAAGAGCGTAAGCATGAACGAGTATTGCAGATTCATCTTCCTCATTTAACTCAAGAATAGCCATTGCAAAATCATCTGAAGTCTCAGAGTTATTGTAGTTAGGATCTATTGATAAAATATATTTCTTATCTGGATCTCCGACTATTTTTACTATAGGGTATTCCCCTAGTTTAACACTGGCTTCTTCTATGGCTTTCGCTGAAAAGTAACCCCCGGTATCATCTCCAAATATAGCTTCAAGCTCTCTATCGAACATTGATTTAGACATCGTTCTTCTCATGTCTTCGATAGCAGATTCTTCCATGAATCCTTTAGGTGCAGCTCTATAAGACATTCTGAAAACACAATGATTTACATTTTCAGCTGTTGGATCTAAAATCGTTTTAACATAAGGTACATAATTATCTCTATAAAGAGATTCAAATTTATAACTAGCAGACGATAGACCTATAATTTTATTGTTCGATGAAAACTGTTGAACTTCCTCTGGTTTTAAAACCCCATTTTCTACTAAAACTTTTTGAGCATTTGTAATCTGTTCGTGCTGAGGGCCATCTTGACGAACCATCAAGAACGGTTTTAAAATAGAATCTATAATGTCTTTACTGACGACTAGTAACTCGTCAACGATCAGAACATTAAAGCGGTAACCTCTAACCTTTCCTAGCGGGATGGCTGTTATAGAGGAATATCCGATTTCCATTGACCAAGCATCGCTAGATTTAGAAAGTTGTTTTGTGATACATGATCTTAAGAAAGTTCCATTTTTCGGGTGGGAAGCAAAGCTATCAATTTGCTTCATGATTGATTTCGATTGTCGAAAAGTTCCTGAAGCTATACCAATCTTAACTCCCGGATTACCTAAGGCATATATTACACAGAATAAAGAGATTACGAAAGATTTTGAAAATCCCCGTCCAGCAACCACAAGACAATAATCTTTTAGGATGAAGGACCTTAACATTAGGTCCTGTATAGGGTCGAGCTTAACCCTAGTTAAGAGATAAACCATGAATGCTGGATTAGCCAAACAGTATCTAGCAAACCACTGTTGAGCTTCAGATTCAGAAAGTACACCTTTGATTTCTTCTAACTGGTCATTTGTAGATTTCCTGATTACAGCAGGATGGGCTCCTTCATTCCACATATTATATTAAATTAAAATCTTTAAGAAATTCCAAATCGTAATTTTTTACCTTATCTTTCATTTTGAAAATTTTTACCATTAGAGCTTGGGAGTTTTCTCTAGAATCAGAAAATAAGAATTGAATGTTTTTATATTTAGCGCAAATTTCTCGTATCTTGTAGAACACAAACTTACCATTTATATATTTGCTAAAACTATTTTCTGGGCTATAATTTATAGCATTAGAAACTTTATTCTCGACTAGTACAACAAGATACTGTCCGAAGTCTTCTGCTCTACTAATTTCTCTGTCGAATCTTTGCGCTCCCGCTGTGAGAGTGGAAACCAAATCTTCTAAACTTTTTCTTTCGACGAAAACATCAGAAAATAAAGGACCTGTTGTTGTATAGTCGCCACAACTTAACTTCATTTTTTTAGACTCTTTAAATTGTAAAGCATTCTGTTCTCTTGTATCTATAAGTATCTCAGGCTCATCTTCATAGAAGAATGGCTCTGAAAGATAATCGTACTTTAATCTTAGACCTTGCTTAGACAGCTCCTTTACAACAGTTTCTTTGTCTCCAAATATTTTTACTAGTCCTAGCCAAGATGGTAAAAATAAACTTTTTAATTCTATATTAGATGGGACAAAAAGAGTTTCTTTTTTAGAGGATCTTCTTCTAAAAGCTTTCTTTACATATTCTCTTACCACAAGATTATCTTCTGAGAAACACCATTTAGCGAAATTTTCTTTTGAATTGAAATCAGTAACAAAATACTCTTCGAAATTTTTAAATTCTATTTTTTCATTTGAGAATAGGTCGAATCTAGGAAAGAACTTATGATAATAATCCTGTATAGATATCTTATGCTTTTTTGAGACATGCAAATGCAATCCTCTCTCAGTTGAAAAGTCATCCAAACATTCTAAACATTTCATTAGAGAGAGAATACCTCCTCTTTGCCAACGCCATAAACTTCGACAAAAAGCTCGGAGAAATTTTCAAGTTCTTGTATTTTTTCTTTAACTTTGAACTCTTCCGCCTTGGCTATTAATATCATTCTCCTTCTTTCTTTTTCATCCTGAACGAGTTCAATAAATTGCGCTAAGCTTTGATTGGCTAAAGCTTGTTTTTCTAGTTTTTTGATTCTGTCTCCGCTTAAGGATCGAGTCATTTTCAAAGTCCTTTCGAGACAATGATTATAAGCGGACGTTTTATCTTTTAAAGCTTCAGATAAAGACATTGTAAACTTACGACCTTCTTCGTCATCAGACATAGACTCTGCCAACCTATCGTTAAGGATTGTTATTTGCTGTCTTATTTCAATAAGTGTTACGTACTCTAATGCCAACCCTATATATAAATTAACTTCATCTGAATTAAGATCTGGCTTATTATAAACGGCTTTAACAAATTCTGTTTCGAATACTTCTCTATGTTTTACATTCGTAATCATAGATACCATCTCAACGAATCGTGGAGCTGACAAAAATTTCTTTACAGCTGCTACAGAATCTTTCTTTCTCATATCCATTTTATCAGCATCATATTTCGCTGCATGGTCAGACCTATTTATAAGATTTATAACTTGAAGATCTGTTCTAGGAGAGTTATATCTGGCGGTAGTCCTTTCTATTTTATCGTCATCTTTTACTTCTCTAAATCCAGCGGCATCTAAAAGAGAAGTTATTGTTCTTACAGATACAATGTATTCTTTATCTGGGAATAAAGCTTTTGCTATTTCTTTTGTAGTAAGAGATTCTGCATTTTCGAATAGGAAGTCTAACTGATCGTCTGTATAGTTATCGTATTCGCCTCCTCTCCATAATTTTTGTAAAAATTTTCTTACATTCTTGAACTCATCAGTCTGCTCAATGAGCTTGGGGTTCTTGTACACGTCTTGAGCAAGCGACAATATGTTGCTCTCTTTGCAATTCTTATTGTCCTCCAAGTATTCTTGCTGAACTAAATCAAGATTGTACTTATGCTGACAAATTATTTTATCGCAAAGGTTTACCTTTTTCCTATCTATTTTTCTACCTAATTTATTAGTTAGATTTTCTCTTATTGATGAGTTCATTCTTCAGAGTCGAATTCGCTTATTTTTTTCTTAGCTATATTCTGCAAATTCTTCCTTATTGTTATTAGCTGCCTCTTCGTTATTCCTTTGCCATTTGTATTTTTTAATCTTTCGATAACTTCTTCGTCTTTCAAGTTTTCTATATAGATTAAGCTATAGAAGTTCACCATTTTAGGGTTAAGGAACTGGCATATAAATTTATGAAATTTTATAACGCAAGACTCTAATCTTATAGAGGTTATTGGATCAGAGAAATCTTGTGTTTCCTTAAAGTTTTCGCTATCTATTGACAAAGCTGTTTTTAAAAAGAATTTATTTTGCTTTTTCTTTGCCCATTTTTTAAATGATGGACACTGCTCGCATTTGACACCACTTTTTGTATATCCGCATAAATCAACACCTCTATCGAATGGACATGTTGAACAGGGAGGAGCATCTCTTGAATATCTATTCCTTACAGTGTTCTTTATTTGGTTTATTATTATTTTATTACACCAATATTCAAATGGTCTTTTCTGATCCCATTGAGACCACTTATTATAAATATGTAGTCTTATAGTCTGGGCGACATCCTCAAAACCGAAACCGCCTATGTCAGAAAGATGCCAACGGCCTCTATTTTTTTGTATTAAAGAATCAATACATTTTATTTTTTCTTCAAATTTGATCATCATCTAGGGAAACAGGACTTGATTTGAAAACCTTTTCTTTATACTCCTCTTTAGAGATTTTCTTCCTTTGGAAAGACTCGCTATTTAAATCAGTGCCTATCATTGATCCGAGTTTTGTTGGCTCAATTTTTTCAATATCCAACTTCATATTTCTTAAAGCTGCTATTTGAAGTTCTTGATTATTTACGACTCTTTTAACCTGCTTTACTTGTTCGTAATTTTTTAATCTTTCTGCACTTACTAGAGGTGCGGCAAAAACGAATTTGCAGGAGTTACAAACTTTAGGTTTTTCATACAGGAATTTATTTCCAGTTCCGCACGATGGGCAATAAATATTTGGCATGTTTTTATTATCGTGTTAAGTTTATACAAGTTATTTAAGTAATCGTGTCTAAATTAAATTAGGATCATATACGAATGTTCCAAATCTTATATTGGTTCCAGAGAACACAGGGTCAAAAGAAGCAAATGTCCCGTTTATATTAAAATTAGAAGCTCCAGAGGCTACACCTGACGATCTGAATGTATAAAATACGTTTGTATTATTATTATAGTTTTTCACAAAACAGTTTGAGAATAGAGAGTTGCCTCCTTTATTACTTATTAAAGAAGAGTTAGGATAAAGTGTAGAAGCCTTAGTATCAAAGATGCAGGAATCAAAATAGTTAGATCCAGAAACAATTATACCTCCATTAAATATTGCATGTCGAATTCTAGATTGACCTAAAGCTGTAAAGGAAGGATAAGAATTTGTGAATGAGCAATTTTCAAAAGTATATTTTCCTGTAAATTCGTAAATAGGATTCGATACATTAATATCAGTAGCTGAAAAAATACAATCTTCGAATATGATTTCTTTTGTAGAGTCGCCTTGCAAATCAATAGAACTTCCTGCAAATTTTATCCCTTCAAATTTACTATTAGAAGCTTTTATATTTAGATTATTAAAATAAAAATAGCCATCATCTACTGTGCCTTCTCCCCTAGTTTTCATAACTAAGAAGGATGAAGAATTAGAAGCTTGATTGATAACAAAGTTACAATTTGTAGCTTGTATCCTATCTATTTCTAAAGTTACTCTACCACCTGAAATATAAAATAAATCATTACTAGCTGTAGATTGTGAAAGTATACCATTACCATATATATTGAAATCCCCTAAATCTGAACCCGAAATATGCATTTTCCCATTAGTCAAGAAATTGAAAGTCGTATTTTTATTTAAATAATAATTAACTCCTAATTTGTATATATTACCTGAGATATTATAACTGCCCGGATAGACTGCTATAGTATCTCCTGAACTTGCTACATTTAAAGCTGCTGATATACTTTTAAATGGAAAATCTATAGTTTCTTTTTTAGCTGTAGAGTCATTGCCATTCTCATTAACATATATATATTTTGATACTGGAACTCCAGATCCAACCTTCATTATATTAACAGGCAAGCCTGTTGCTGATTGAATCATTAAATCTATATAACCTGCCTGACCAGTTTGCAGATATAAGA